ATGACAGCAGCGTTGCTAAACTACAGAATGAAAAGCTCACAACCCTTCACCTATCTAATCGGCTGGTCAAAGCACGACAGATTTTACATTGGCGTGAAATACGCGAATGGATGCGCGCCTTCGGACCTTTGGTCAACGTACTTTACGAGCAGCCAATATGTGACAGCTGCACGCTATCTTTGGGGAGAACCTGACGTCTTTCGATGCGACATCGCGTCAAGCAAGGACGAAGCCCTCCTGCGCGAGGAACTTCTCCAGTTCTACTTTGATGCCGTAAAGAGCCACCGCTTCCTCAATCGTGGACGTGGAGGTCACAAATTCAAGCGTCCGTTATGGGGAACGCCCCGTCCCGGCAACAAGGGGCGCAAGATGACGGACGAAGGACGGGCTAAACTCAAAGTCGCGCATAACACTCCGTCGGCGCGCGAGAACCACAGCAAGGCCAACAGCCGCCCCAACACGCCCGAAATGCGCGAGAAGGCAGCAGCAACGCGCGCGAGGAAAAAAGCGGAAGGCTGGGTCAACCCTCTCAAAGGCACAAAGCTATCCGACGAGCGACGGGCCGTGTTGAAAGAGGCGAGCGCAAACCCCGATACACGGGCACGTCGCTCCGCAGCTATGCGGAAGCGACATGCGGAACGCAAAGCGCGGGAGACTGCGCTCAGCACCTCGGCAGCTTGTGGCACTCCGAACCAAGATGGATGTTGAAGAAGTTGCGCTTGCGTTCGACATACACCTTCACGCCCTGAAACTCGACAACCCACGCATCGTCCTCGAAGTCGGCCGAGTAGTCGAAAGTGCTGAGCGCGTAGTCTGCGAAAGCTGCGAGGTCGATCTGGTTAAGCATCTGGGCAACTCCTGTTTGCCCACTCTATCAAGCGCCTTCTGGTGAGACTTGCGACCAAAACTACACCAACTAGTTCACAACTCGTCGCTTTTCTGGAGACGCGCTTTTAGTCTGCAAAAGCGGTTGATCCTCCCACCAATTGGCGCTTGATCGTCTCGTGGCTCAATAGAGGAGTAGCCACGATGCAAAACAGTTATCCCGCAGCCAGCTTGGAGACAGCAGCCTGTCTCTGGGAGGCAGTGTTGGAGCGCAAAGACGATCCCCTGGTACAAAGCGCATTTGAACGGCTGGGCACTAACAGCGTCCGGTTGACTGTGCTGCGCTGGGTTGAATTGGTGGACGCCGCATGGGCAAAAGCCAAAGACACCTACGACGCCCCCTTTGATTGGGAGTTTGTGCCACAGTGGATCAGCGCCAACATCGACTGGTCAACGGACTATCCCACCTACAAGCTGGGAGGTCAGGCATGAAGCACCTAGTCGATCTGCTAGGCAGCGATGTCGTGGAGCAGCTACTGGCCAATGGCCGGGAGCAAGCGCCCCTCAAAGGTACGCGCGAGGAGCGTGACTTCCACCCCGTCTGCAAGCTCTTCCTGCCATGGGCGAGTGGGACTTGGCTCTTGACGGAAATGGAGCCGGACGGGCTGGCGTTTGGCCTCGCCGACCTGGGATTTGGCACCCCGGAGTTGGGATACGTTTCGATCGATGAAATCCTGGAAGTCAAAGGCCCCGGTGGCTTGCAGGTGGAGCGCGACATACACTGGAAAGCCAGCAAGCCCCTGAGCGAGTACGCCACCGAGAGCCGCAAGCTGGGCTACATCCGCGCATGATAAATAGATGCGAGTAGGTGGCCATCCTGCTCTCCTATACAGCAATTGGATGGGAACCCGGCTGCTACGGCAGTCGGGTTCTTCCACGTCTGCAATCCATGCAGCCACGAAAAAGCCCCAGCGCCGCAGCGCCAGGGCCTTACCTCACTAGCAGTGAAGGACTTACTTGGCCGCGCCCGCCTTTGCGTCCCGCTTGGCAGCAATGGTTGCCTGGAAGCGCGCCAGCCGTTCCGGCGACCAACCCTTCTTCATGGGCTTGCGCTCGCCCTTGGCGGGCTTGTCGTCCTTGTCGAGCGCGCGGATCGCGTCGTCGTGATCCCCGGCCAGGATTTGCTCCTTCACCGTCTCGTAGAACGCTGCCAGCTTGTCCTTGGCGACGTAAAAGAACTCCTGCCCCTCTAGGACGAGGTTTTTGCCAGCGTGGCGAATGTGCGCCTTGGCCACTCCATCGCGCACCTCGAATACCTTGCCGCGTGCCTTTTCCTCGCCAGCCTTTGCAGCGGCAATCAGCTTGTCGATCTGCGCAGCGATGCGCTCGCGACGCGGCTTAATGGTGTCCTTTTCGGGCTGCGCCTCAAAACGCTTGGCACCGTCTGCAACGATGAAGTCGGTCAGCTTCGACATTCTCTAACTCCTCTGTGGACTACTAGTACGATCAACTACCAAACTATCTACGCGTCAACCACTCAGGCACCATAAAGCGCCTTGCGCACCATATTTGTGCTAACAGCGCAGTATGAAGCAGTGGTTGACATATGAGCGTGGCGCAGGACGTGTTGCACAACTGCGATGTTTGCGCCCTCGTCCACGAGCCGATTAGCAAGCCCGCGACGCGCGCTGTAGCAGCTACCCTGCACGCCTGCCTGATCCATTAGCCGGATAATGGCTTGCGTCATGCCCAGGGGCGTAAAGGGCTTGAGCGTGCGCGTGAGGAACACAGGGCCGTCACGTCCCTGCATGAACGCAAACAACTCAAACACCGTTTCTTCCGCGAGGGGCACAGTGCCAGCCCGACCGCGCTTGCTCTTGCCCTGCGGGATGCGCAGTTCAAGCCCTCGTATCCAGCTGCGCTCCATGCGCGCTAGTTCAATGGGGCGCAGACCCGTTTCGCGGATCAAACGCACAATCAGCCTGTACATCGCGGGGTTCTGCATTCCCTCAATGTGCTGCTCGATCTTTGCCCATTGCGCGTTGCTGAGTAGCGGGGCTTGCATGTTGCGCTCCTTGTGAAAACTACACCTTACTCAGCTGGGATATAGCCACACTTCTGCGGATCAACCTGTTTCCTCCCAGAATGCGTAAATAGTCAGTATGAGGACGCTCACGAGGGATCAGGTCAAAGAGATCGAAAGCCGCGCACGTTTGGCGATGATGCAGAGGCTTGTGACTTTGTGCGCAGGCGTGACCAAGCGCACGTTTAGGGAAACAGTCCAGGCACTGGATGTCAGCAACTTGCGCGAACTGTTCGCAGATGAAAACGCCCGCATGGGTTATGTGGGTGTATGGCGCGAAACCGTTGCTGCTACTGTGATGGCCAGCGAGTTCATCGTTGACACTGACGTAGCGATCTATGTGGAAGCCGACTGGTCCGACACCGCCCTCGAAACACACATCGACATAATTGAGGAAGAGGACGGCGATGACTGACAAAACACCACCCAAGCGCGAGCGACCGCCCATTAGGACGAGCGAGACCAAAACCTATAAGCCGCTGAAAAATCACACCTACGTCCAGCCCTTTGAGGGCACGATGGAGGAGAGCAAAGCTGCGCTCAAAACAGCCTACGAGGAAAACTACTCCAACACTCAGCCCACATGGAGGATCAACGCTCAGCAAGCGCCATTCCTGGGTATGCTGAAAAACCTCTATGAGGTCAGGGGCATCCAGCCAGTAAAGCTGACGCCTGAGGTACTTGAGGAAGTTATTGAGCGACTGTGGACGGGTGAAACGCTGTCGGGCATCTGCATGGACGACCACATTCCCGCCTACAAGAACCTATGCAAGTTCATGGAACTTCATCCTGACGTGGAGGCGATGATCGAGAAGGCCAAGATGCGCGGCACGCATGCGCTAGTGGATGCCATGGTGGACATTGCGAATGGTGGCCCGCTCAGCACGGGTGACAAGATCAGGGATGCTGAACTTGTCAAGCTGGTCAAATGGATTTTGGGCAAGAGAAACAGTTATTACACCGACAATGTGAAGATCACGCACGAAACAGAGCAGCACGTTTTCGTCCTGCCCCAGAACATCCTCCCCGGCGAGTACACCGACAAGGACAAGGACGAGGACAGCGAGTGACCAACTACGTCGTGATCCCCATCCGCTACGCCGCGAGGTTTATGCGCGATCCCAGCTTTGACCCCTTTGCGGACATGCGGCCCAGCGAAGCCCTGCTATGCCGCCGCATGATGCATCAGCGCATGAAAGCCGACGAGGCACTGGCCCGTTGGGAAACCCGCGACATCGACAACACCAAGGACTAACCCCAGCGCATTTTGAACATCAACGCCGTGTTCTTGTTGTTGAAAACGAATGTAGCTGGAACGGCGTGCTTGGTTCGATCTGCTTCAACGTACACATTCAAGAGATGGTCAGCCTCATCCCCAAGCGACCGCTTTGCGTCGATTAGTGCCTTCTCACGGAACATCGCTTCCATCGCGGCCATCTGGTGGAGCACGATAACACGAAGGTGGTCATTGCCCTTGTAGGAGATAAAGTCCGATTTGCCGTCCCACGCTGCGAGGATGTCAACATGATCGCACCAATGGGGATAACTGGGCAGGATCATATGGGCCTTGTAAAGCTGCTCTGGCATCAGGCTTTGTCCGCGTGCTGTCGCAGGAAGGGCTTCCAATAGTCCTCTAGGAAGCCGTTGGGGCTAATCCCATTGTCTGCGTCGAGTACGTCGAGCAGAGGCTCTAGGTCGTCCCTGTCACATACCATGCTGTTGCTGCCCCAGGTTATCAGCACAGGGTTGTCATAGGGCGTGTTCAGGTTGGCGTATGGGTCCATGATCTTGGTAGGCATGCGACGGCTCGCACCACGCATGTAGGCCTCAAGGAGCATCACGTCGGTGCGCAGTACCGTCACTGCGCACCGCCGTTCTGTAGCTTGTCCTCAATCCGCTTTAGGATGGCGTTAGTCTCTTCCATCTGATCGAGGAGGAGGCGCACCGGCCCCATGCGCTTGCTGGCCTTGCCCGCTATCCAAAGGTCAACCACTAGAAAGAGCGCGCCGATGGTGGCCGATACGAGAATTGCAGTAAGTGAAATTGTCATGGGAGTTTCCCTCCTCTTATTGTCGTTGTAGTTTCCACAGCATGTCAGCTTTGTCGGGGTCGAAGACGTTGAAGTCGCGGGCGATGATGTAGCGGCGTGCTGCTAGGCTAAGAGCGTCCTCGTCTTCCCATGTTACATGACCACTCGTCCATTCATCTGGTTCTGAGTTGATCCTATCGGGAAACTCACTGGCAAACGTCGTCCTGTAAACGATGTCTGCCGCCTCATCGTCTATCGTGATGGGGCGGGATAGAATGGCGTCACGTTCGGCCTCAAACTCCTCGCGCAACTGTTGGAGGCGCGGGTCTTCTTCCTCGCCCCGCAGCATAGACAGGCGCTCCTCTGTACTTTTGCCGGTGAGCGGAACAGTGTTTCCCGCCAGCGCGCTCTCTGCTCGCGCGATCAATTCCTCCAGCGTCATGCGCTCACCCTTGGGTCGATGTTGCCCCCGCTGAGTTTGTAGAGCGTCGCCGCCTTCAAACCGTAGCGTGACGCAATGTGCGCCATGCTGATTTCCTGCATCCAACGACGACCTTCAGGATGCGGGCTAACGTCGCAGTTTGACAAATAATCCTGGAGACGATCGATCGCGCGATGCCAAGTCTCTACCTTGTTCGGATCGAATGTCACCCCGAGATAGCCAATAGTGTAAGATATAACCGCAGAAGCAAACGCATCTGACCGGTCCTCTAGTGCAATGAAGAAATCGTTTGCGTACTCCGCTGTTTGCATGTCGCTGGAGCCATGTGCTTTATAGTTTCGATAAAGCCTGAATACCTTATCTACTACATCAAAGTCGGCTTCGGTAAAGTCGGCGCGGAGGGTTTCGAGTGTCACGGCGCTCATGCGGCACCTACGAATGTGAGCCTGAACCACTCCGCGTCCTCATCGCTGTCGAGGACAAAGCCACAGGCAAAGCGGAACATCATGTTGCTGGGACGCAGGGCATCCGCGTGATGCTCAAGAGGAGTAACCGTGGGCACGACGGCCATGTTGTGCCGCCTCAACCAGTCGGCATAGACCTGACCGAATTGGGGCACTGTGCCCCACTGGCCAGCGAGGAACGAGAGCATGAGCGCCTCATTGTCCTTGGGACCGGACATTTCGCGCACTTCTACGGTGATGGTGTGGCTCACTGCGCACCTCCCGCAAGCGCAGCAGAATAAGCACGACCAGCCGCTTCGGCCTCGTCTAGCAGCGCATTCACGGATGGCGTGCTGTAGCTGACGCGATCAGGCGCACAACGAGAAGGATAGAGCTGAGACAGCCAAGCATCGACGCCCTGGGTCACGATGCCGTTGATGCGGTTCATGGGCAGATCGGACGCGTCAACCTCGCCAGCCATCCATGCGGCATTGAGGGTTGCGAGTAGGGCTGTTGCCCACTTGTAGTGATGGTCTGCGAGGGTCACGGTGTTTGCTCCTGTAGTGGTGTTCTCCTCTTAATTAGCCTTCCGCAGAAGCGACCCTAGCCGCCGCCCCATCACTAGGCCATCACTATGATGGGCAGGCACTTTTTAGTGGCAGATCAATCACTAAGATGCATAATTGGGCTTTAACCATAGATTTCGGTAGACAGATCAAAAAAGTGTGAGAGGGTAGTTGAACCAACGCACAAAGGGTGACGGATGGAAGCACAAGGAGTGAACTATGAGCCGCTACGCAAGCCTGACTATTGAACAAGACCCCAAGTGCGACACGCGCTTTCGCATCACGATCCCTGAGCAGCTTGTGGATCGCGATGCCGTGCTTGAAGGGCTGAGCTTCAGGGCCGACTATCTCTGCACTATCGAGGGCGCGGAAGCCTGGGCGGGTCAGGTCCGCTATAGGGTGCGCGAAGTGGCAGCAAAGCAGGTGCGCAACAGCGAGGCACTTGCTTGGATCGAGGAGCATGGTGGCCGGGTGACAACCTGTCGCTATGCAACCAAGCACAAGGGTGATCAGATCAGGACGATCTATCTGCAGAAGGGCCAGCCCCTGCCCAGCATCATCAACACGCACTATCGCGCAGGCCTGAGCGTGAGCTTTAAGGAGCGCGACAAGGCCATGTTGTTCAAGCTCAAGTTCATGGGTGGTGAACAGCAGCTGGCACGGGCCGCATAAGGCGGGTGAGCGGGTAGAGCCTTAGTGTGTGGCGATCACTAATAATGACGCCACACGGGGTTCGTGTTTCTGACTAAGATAGTAGATGAAGCAATACACCAATCACGTCATTCTACGGGGCCTGGACGAAGCGAGAGCGCATCAACGCGGTGAAGCTGTGGGCAAAGCCGTTGTGGTAGTGCCGCCCCGAAAGACCGCCAAGAAAGAGCGAGCGCAGTTGGTTCGCCCCACTGGCGTAACCAAGGAGCAACCCACGCGCGGGCGCAAGCCATGGTTCAATCTGGCCAAGCAAAAAGAGATTGCGGATCAGGAAGGCAAGGTAGCGGACCTTGCCGAGTTCTACGGTTGTCCTATCACTGTAATCTATCGCATCCGCAGGCTGCGCCGTGAAGGGGTTCTCTGATCCCCAGAGACGCCCGCACAGGGCCATCCCGCCAGTTTAGCACCGCAGACACCCTGGAGGCTTTCAGGGCTTTGTAGGGGCGCCATTTCCCTCCAGCGGCGTCGCCAACGGAGCGAAGCGACTGGCGTCGCAGACTTCTGGCTGTCCGCAGGACTAATGGCTGTCGCAGACAAATGCCCCTGGGCCAAAGGCCAGGACGAACGAAGTTCAACGAAGTTGCCTGACGCCAGTGTTTGACGGCCTGAGTACGAGCAGAGCGAGTGCGAAGGCACGGCAAACGCAAGGCGTCTGAGTAGTGGTGGTAGTTTAGTTCGTCTCCTTCGTTGGGAAGGGGAAACATATCTACTATCGTAGATATGGCTCTTACCAAGGTAGGGGAGGAAGTAAGCTGCCGCCGCTGCGCTATGAACACATATGGCTCTTACCAAGGTAGGGCACATGAATAATGACACGCAACACACCCAGAACGCATAGTGTGTCTAAGATGCCCGTTTGAAGCCCTTTTGGGGCTTATCGGGTAAATAGATCGGACGCAACGAGCACGACGTTATAGCGCCCTTACAGTTTCAGAGTTCCCTTCAACGGGGTCTTCGGGAACCCTCGGATTGGTCGTGCTCTCCGGGGGTTCTTTTTTATTTGGAGCACGACATGGCAACGATTGATAACACACCCGAACCCGTCCTGGAATTGCTGTGGAAGGAGTACAACTCCACCATCAACTACCAGCGCACCAAGAACCAAATCCGCGTGACGATGACGTTTGCGGAATACCTCAGCCTGTGGTCGACAACCCGGATCAACACGATGGCCAAGAAGATCGCACAGGGCCAGAAGTCCATCGACTATTACATGGGTAACAAGCTGTACGCCCCTGTGTGTGGATGGGTTAGTCGCGAAGCGCGAGTGATCGGCGGAACGATGACCGTTGCCGATGCCAGGATCATGAAGAGCGAGGACAGCTTGAAGATGTTCCGCTTCCAGACCGGTGACAAGCATGAGGCCGATGCCCGTGCCAGGATCGGTGATGCCAAGCGTGGCGTCAAGCAAAGCGAAGAGCATGTGAGGAAGCGCACCAAAGGCCAGATCGGCAAGAAGAGGCCACCCATGTCGGAAGTGGCCAAGGCCAAGCTGCGCGCTACTCGCGCCGCCAACAAAATCGCAAAGGCGACCAACAGTGATTGAAGTCCGAATTCCCATTCCGCTCGCAGAATACTTCCAGGTCAGGGACGACCTGGAGGACAAGTTCAACGAACATGCTATTCCTATTTGGCTGTCCGCAGACAGCGTAATCAGAACATGGGCTGGCTTGACGTTCTACGAGTGGTTCGAGGGCCAGAACGCGGATGTGGATCAGCACATCGCTTGGGGCGAGATAAAGGGCGAGTGGGACGAGGATATGAATGCTGCCGTCAGCCATGACTTTGTTTGTGACGGCTATCAGCCCTATGTGGTGATGATGTTCCACGAACATGATCTGGACGCGGAATACACCAAGGAGCAGTCCGCCCTAGCCGTGCTTTTCAAACTGACTTTTGGCGGCAAGTAGCGACTTCACTACCAACATCACTATGTTTGTTTCGCCAGACTATTTGCTAGACAGGAAAACTACAACGTCATACTACCTGCGTAACAACAAAGCGCAGGGAGGACACAATGACAATTCATCTAGTAGTCGATAACACAGACCGCTTCAATTACATCGACAATCTGCTCCGCGCCATTCATGTGGCAACGAGTGGCGAGCCATTGCCCCAGGACATGCGGGACTTGCTGCTGAATATCGATGAAGCAACCATAGAGAGCGATCTACGTCTAGCAGTGTCACAGTGCCCCTGTGAGGGGTCAGAGAACGCCACAACAGCCCTCCGGGTTATCTAGTGCCCCTCAGATAAGCCCCTCACTGTAGGGGCTTATAGGCCGTCGATCAGCTGGTGTATTGGTGTCTTAGATAGGCAGAGCGCCGACATGACTAGCAGTGGGCCGACCATTCAGGTCACACCTCCACAATAGCACACTACAATCGTGGATCGCACTGTCTACCAAAGACTGCCTGCTCTGTGTGAATATCTGGGCCGAGGTATCAACTCAGTTCCCTACTCTACCCAAGTAGCACCGCTATCCGTCAAAGCGAGCAAAGACTTGAAGAAAAGGCGGAAATGCGACGAACCGTTGCACAACGCATCAATGTCTGGGTCTGCGTTGGTACTCACACCTAACGCTACTCCACACTACACCCAGCCAGAGCAAATACGACTCCTTTCTACACGACTCGTCGCATTTATTGTCTACTTTTCAGGCACAAGAGGTGTAGTTCTTCACTCATTACTACACCTACCCACCTTAGTGGTTGACATGACCGTCAACAGTGGTCGCCACATCGCCTATCAAAAGAGTGGTTGACAGGTGCATCCTGAGTGGTCGCGATCTCGACCCTTTGGTTTCTGCACAGCAATGGCCCTGATACCCTAGAACTAGACCTCCTCGACCAAAACCCTTTTCACATTGTCACCAATAGTGAGCAGGCACAGCTAACGGCAACGCTGTTAGCGGCTGACTAAATACCTCTGAACAAGAACAGAGGTATTCAAGTGCCCCAAAAACTATACAAGAACAAAGTGGAGCGGGATGCGTGGCGCAACATGCTGCATCGTTGCCACAACAAAGATCACCGCGACTACAGCAACTATGGAGCGCGCGGCATTACGGTATGTGACGAGTGGCGCAACAGGGAAACTGGCTTTGCAGCCTTCCTCGACCATATCGGCCACCGCCCAGACCCCTCGCTCTCACTGGAGCGCATCCACAACGACAAGGGCTATGAGCCGGGCAACGTCCGTTGGGCTACCAAGAGCGAGCAGCAATCCAACCGCCGCCACTACACGAGAAGTCCAATAGACAACCGCATCACAATCAAAGGCGTTACCAAGACCACCGTGGAATGGTCAAAGGAATATGACATTCCTATCCCTACGATCCTCAAGCGTTACCGGGATGGCCGCAAGGATGAAGAAATCATCCACAAGGGCCGTCTACAGCGCCCGAGTTCGTCCAACAACGTCGCTCGTCCCGACATCTACCTATAATCAAACCTCAAGAGAGCCGCACAAGCGGCCAGGAGCAAAACTAATGAGTTCACTTACTCGTCGCATTCAGCGTTCCGCCACTCGCGCAAATCGCACTAGCAACCCTGTAACGCCCTGCCAGGGCCGTGGCAGCAAATTGGGTGTCAGCAATCCCGACGCCAAGGACAAGCTGGCCAGTGAAGCCCGCAAGGGCAAGTTCCAGGGCTTCAATGCCGTCAGCTTCCTCAACGCCAGCCCAGCTACCTCAAACGATGGCGGTGCAGCATGAGCCGCATGGAAATCTCTCGCTCGACTTCCACGCTGACCCTGTTTGAAGTGTCAGTAACCCTCCCCGAGCCTATCATCCGCTGCGACGCAAGCGTCTTGGGCTTCACTGCTGTTGTGAAGACTACCGACACTGATACGGCCCTCAACGCTATCTCGCGAGCAGCCACCACCTGCGCCGAAGTGGTAGACACTGTCGTTGATGGTTGGAAGGTCACTTTGCTGTTCCGCACGGAAAAGGCGGCAGAGGCATTCGCCACTGGGCTGTCTGCCCCGGATGCCACGGAATGAGGTGCGGTGGGACCGGCAAGGTCCGGCACACCAGCCGCCGCAAAGCCATGCTCGCGCACGATGCCGTCAACAACGCGGGCCTGGCTGTCTATCACTGCGCTTCTTGCAAGGGCTGGCACCTTGGCACGTCCAACCGACCCTGGCACCAACAAGCCCGCATCGACCAGCTTCTAGGGCTGCGACCCTAAAACTATCGCATCACTACAAATGACGGAAACACGGGGCTTCGGATAGTTAACGAAGCCCCTTCGCCATCACTACAATCCGTCACTATCAAAAACTACTGGACAGGCCGTGAAAGTCCGCTAGAAGGGCTCCAACAGCAACGGCTTCTAGCCCGCGCCGCTCTTTGACATCGTTGAACTGGAAACTCGCTTGGGCCTTTGGGTCCGGGCCGTTGACGGCACTAGGCCTCCCACGGGAGAGGTGCGTCTTGTTCGTTTGCCAACTCATAGGAACAAGACGGGACGGGTTCGACTCCCTTCCACCGTCACCTGACCAGTAGCATCACTTCAAGTGATGTAGACTGGCGGGCTTTGGCAGAGGCCTTTTCTGCTCGGAGTTGTAACGTGACTAAGACTACCACTAAGGCCCTGACCCTCGCAGAAGCGTCCAAGCTGGTTTCCACCTTTCACAACACGCTTAAGGCGCACAACACGGCGCAGAACCAAAAGGGCGGACACAAGGACCTCTACGAGGTTGCTACGCGCAAGCGGCTCTATGATATGCTCGCGGAGGCGTATGGCGTCAGCCTTGCGCTCACGCAGGACATGAAGGTACTCGGCGAGTATTGTGCCAATAACAAGGTCAAGCCACCCAAAGCCGACGCCAATCCCCATGCCACTGTCGTCAACATCCTGTTCGGCAAGAGAAACAAGAAGGGCGAATTGGAGGCGCGTTCGGCATGGAAGTACAGCAAGGGTTTCCGCGCTGCCGCTGCCATGGGTTGGACCGCTGCCAATTACGCGGACAACCTCGACAAGTGGACCTACACCAAAGAGGGCACTGACAAGGTGCTGCGCCGTCATATCGCCCTGGAGACGTATGACACGGTGAAGCACGGCAACCCGGAGGCTGTCCTCACTGAACAGGAACAGAAGGCCGCCCTCGCATGGATGGCCAAGACGCAGGCTCCGCTTGCTCAGTGCCATGGCACGTTCGTAGAAAAGCCCGAGGATCGCCAGCTGGTGGGCCTTGTGGGGCAGTTTGATGCCGCGTCGGGTGTGTGGAACATCCGTGCGGTCAATCAGACCGATCACCAGAAGGCGTGGAACGGCATTGCGGCCAAGACGGTCGAGGCCATGAACGCCTGGATCAAGCAAGCCGAAGTGGCGCGGGCCGCTCACAAGGGCGAACTGCCCCTGGAGGGTCAGGCGCTCATTGATGCCGTTAAGGCGCAAAATGAGGCGCAGGCCAAGGCCAACGACAATGCCTCGCTGGCTGCAAAGCTGGTGGGCTTTGACGTTGATGGCGACTTTATGTGGCCCACCACGAGCAAGTCCGTCCCGGCCGTCACTGCTAGTGAAGCGCCTGAGGCCTCTGACAGCAACAGCGCGGCAGCGTGAACAAGGTGGGTGGGGTTTCGGCCCCACCCGTTCCTGTGAAAGGATCAACGATGTTAAGTGAAGCAGAACGCGCGGCTTTCCGCGTGCTGTTGGATCGCGCCCTCCGCAATGAAGAGATCACCGACGAGGAAGCGCAAGCTATCCTGCCGCACGATCTGTTCCTTGAGTTTGCGGGCCTCGCAATCAAGCGGCACAACGCGATTGTCGACGCCTATAATGAAGAAGCATGGGCTAACTGGCGTATTGATCCCGAAGAGGTACGCGATTACCGAAATGCGCTTGCTTTGACAAAGAAGGCTTACGCCGAGGCTCCAGCCAAGCTGGAAAAACTCAAGCAGATGCTGAAGACGGCACCCAAAAAAGCCTATGCGACGCGCAATCGCATTAAGCAGCAATACAAAGTCCTCGCCAATGGACCTGAGGCTTGTTGGCGAGCCTATAACAAGCTGTCGGATGAAGCCAAGCTGTGGACCGTGCCGGGAAACTGGCATGGCTCCGAGTGGCCTCCAACACTCGTGGACGAACCTCCAATTGAACTTGTCTTGCCGGGTGTGGAGAAGACCAACGCCTTTGCCATCCGGCACACTCTGTCCCCCTTGCTGGAGGACGAATGATGTCACTCCTCAAAGACCATAAAAAGCCTCGCCGTGACCGAATTGCGCGTGAGGCAGAGGAAGCCGAAGCACTAGCGGCAAAGTGGAATAAACAGCGCAAGGAAGACGCGGCTTACAACGCTGCTGCGATAGCGATGATAACTGAGGGTACTCGGCTTTACTTCGCACGTCGGGTTGGTTGGAACTACCCGCATATCGGCTCTTTGCAAGTTCTACTCGATGTCATCCGCCTGGAGTTCTACCGCTACCAAAAGGAGTTAGGTATTGGTGGGCATAAAGAGGGTTGCACCAACATCCCGGATGACCCAGGGTTTGGCAGGCTAGGTCGCAACGCAATGTCGAGGGAGGAGCAAAAAGCGCAAAGCGACTATGAAGAGGGCAAAGGTCCTATGCCTTGGTTCCTCATGGGTGACACCGATGGTCCCGCCAAGAAGCCCTGATAAGGGGCCATACAGCGCAACATAGGGACCGGGGCTAGTCGAGTACCCCCTGTACTCGGTGGCCCTGTGGAGGGTCCGTAGGGGCACGGTTGCGAACGTGCTTTTGCGGACCCTTTGTTGTGTCTGGGATAACTAGTGGTGGAGCGGCCACGCTCTGGGGGAGTGCTTTTGTGGTGGTTGCTCAAAACGCTTAACTGCTCCCCCAATCCCCTAGGAGCGACGATGACCAAACCTCAGACTTACACGCTGCGCTATCCTTGCGGTCAACCATTCCAACTCCGCGACATTCTGCGCAGGGCAGTGGATTGGCTGGAAGCTAATAACCGCCTCTCGCATATGGTTGAGGCGTATTCCGACGATGTTTGGGAACATCACGAAGAAGGTGGATGCGATATATTCGTGGGAGCGGTTATCGTGATCGTCCTCAACGATCCCGATACAGCGATGCTGCTAAAGCTGTCGCTGATTACCGATTGAGCGTGTCGAGCGCGTCCAGTTCGCGAAGGTCCAGCTTGCCCCTGAATGGGCGTCCTGCCGTGAGCGCGACCTGTGCCTCCACCTCACCGTTGACGGCGTAGCGGCGCAGCATTTCCTCAGGCACCTCGATAATCGCAGCCGTGCCAAAATAGCAGAAGCCCTGATAGCAGCGCGCGTCAGGCACATCCACAAACGGCCTAAACGGCACTTCCTCGCCGCCCCTGAACTGGAGCGCGACGAGATTGGTTGTCTCGCCCCTGTTGGCGACCTGTACGCCCAGCTTAATCATCTTGGGATTGGCTTCGCTGCGGCCGAGAAGTCGGACAGTGGCCATACGCACGTCCATGCTCACATAGCCGTCGAACCACATGCGCTCCTTGGCGGCGTAGCTGACCTTGCCCGTGAAGCTGTCGGTGGTGCGCTCCAGCTTGGCCCCGTTGGGCGCTTTGAACGTGTCCTTGCGCACCTGCGCTGTGGCGCTTCCCGCCACAAGTAATGCTGCGCCCGCGGCGAGCAAAATCAAGTTCTTCATGCCTGGCCTCCTGCTCAAATAATTAGCCGAGCAGCGAAGAGCCTTCGGCTCAGCATGTCAAGCAAAGACGTGTCGTCCCAATAAATACCTCGCAAGCAAGGCTGAGCCGCGTTTGCTTCCGCGCCTGTGGCGCAACTCAAGAGACGGAGTTGAACTCCGCGCGAGGTAATAATGTGGCGAGAGCCAAACAGATCGTAAGGGTTGAAAGTCAGCTAGACCTCAACCCACTCCAGCAGCAGGCCGTCGCTAAGGCCTTCACCAACACCGTAAAGTACCTATTGCTCGCAGGCGGAAGCCGCAGCGGCAAGAGTTTCGTACTCGCCTATATCATCCTTCTTCGTGCAATGATGGCTCCTGGCTCCAGACACTTTGTCTGCCGTAAGACCGCCGCCAGCTGCCGCACCACCCTCTTCGACCTCACGTTCCGCGACGTGATGCGCAAGGCCTATCCCGGCCTCATTGACCAGTGTGTGATCTCCGAAAGCGAGATGACCATCACCCTGCCTCAGAAGAGCGCAGACGGCACCCCCAGCGTTATCCTGTTCGGCGGCCTCGATGACAGCGCCCGTCTTGAAAAGGTGCTGGGCAACGAGTTTGCGAGCATCTGGTGCAACGAAGTCAGCGAACTGACCTACAACGTCATTTCCACGCTGATTACGCGACTCAACCAGGACATTCCCCTCATCGGGCCTGACGCTGCAACGCTCAAGCCCAAGCTGTTTTGCGACCTCAACCCCAAGACCAAGCAGGGTTGGGAATACCGCATGTTCGTGCGCAAAATCCGCGCCGACCAAAACCTGCCCATCAACAAGCCCGACGAATGGGATTGGCTGAGGATCAACCCGCAAGACAACCTGGGCAACCTCAACGCCGACTATCTGGAAAGCCTGGAGAACCTGTCCGCCGAGCAGCGCAAGCGTTTCCTAGAGGGCGAGTGGTCCGACGATAACAGCGGCGCACTGTTTCAGGAGAAGTGGATCGAGGAGAACCGTCACCCCTTCGACAAGCCGCTCCCTGACATGGACCGCATTGTCGTCGCAGTCGATCCTGCAGTCTCCAGCAACAAGGACAGCGACGAACACGGCATCATTGTCGCGGGTGTTGCGAAGGACATTGCCGGTGTGGATCATATCTACATTCTGGACGACTACACGACCAAAGGTAGTCCCACGCAATGGGCGAGCCGCGCAGTTGACGCCTACATCACGCACAAGGCCGACCGCATTGTAGCGGAAAAGAACCAGGGCGGCGATATGGTCGCCCACACCCTCTACAGTGTCGCCCCTACAGTGCCCGTCACGATGGTTCACGCCACGCGCGGCAAACTAGTTCGCGCAGAGCCAGTGAGCGCCCTCTACGAGCGCGGCCTAGTGCATCACGCCAAGCACTTCAAACAGCTTGAAGAACAAATGATCGAATATGACGGCAAGGGCAAAAGCCCTGACCGCATGGACGCAATGGTCTGGGCAGTGACTGAACTCGCACCTCTGGAGGCGCAGCAAAACAAAACAATGACGATCCACTCGGGAAGTGGACTTTACTGGTGAGGTACAACGATAATGAAGATCAGGCAAACTGACACAGACATTTCCCTAGCGCAGAGCTGGGTAACACAGACACGACACTTCCTAGAGGGTGAGCAGACCGTGAAGAAGCGGAATGCGCTCTACCTGCCGAAGTCGTCGGCGGATCAGCCCGCGACCAGCTATAAGCTGATGAAGGATCACGCGATCTTCTACCCCGCCACCAGCCGCACGCTGGAGGGCCTAGCAGGCTTGATCTTCCGCAAGCCCCCGGTGGTCGATGGCGCCCCTGAGGGATCCGTTATGGCGCGTTTGCTCGATGCCCTGACCAGCGATGCCGAAGACCTCCTCACGTTCAGCTACAACGTGGTTTGCGAGCGTCTGACGAGCAATTTCATGGGACTGCTCGTGGATATGCCGGTGGGCGAAGCTGACGCCAATCTCAGCCCCGCACAGCGCGTCGAACAGGACCAGCGCCCGTTCGTGAACGTGTACACGTTCGAGAACATCGTCGCCCGCGAGTACAAGACTGTCCGTGGCCGTCGCACCCTCGTCTATGTGCGCCTCATTGATGCAGATCAAAGCGAACGCGAACTGCGCCTCATTGATGGCGAGTATTGGGTCACGATCCACCAGCATGACGGTGTGATGCTACAGGAGGGCACGCCCTTTCAGCCACTGCGCAACGGCAAGCCGCTCAACCGCATCCCCTTCTTCCTCAACACCAGCATTCGCAACGGCGTAATTGAGCAGTCGCCGGTAGCGAAGATCGCGAACCTCAACCTCTCGCACTTCCGCAACGAGGGCCTGATCGCGATGAGCAAGCTGTTTCAGGCCAGCCCACAGGGATATGTCTTCGGCGTTGAATGGCCGCTCGACAAGGACGGCAAGCCTTTCAAGCCTACCGTCAGCCCCGGCACGTTCTGGACGAACCCCACGGGCGAGAACGTGCAGATTGGCTATCTGGAGTACACGGGCAAGGGCCTCGATGACCTCCGCGCCGACCGCGACAAAATCGAGAGCATGATGGCGGTTGTTGGCGTGCAGATGATCGCTGGCGAGAAGATCGCAGCGGAAGCACCTGAGACGCTGGCCATTCGCCGTGCATCGGAGAACAGCGCGTTGGCGACGATCGCCAACCTGACCAGCAAGGCTATTCAGGACGCGCTCAACGAGATGGCCGACTGGATGGGTCTGCCGCACGTCCGTTTCCAGCTTAACACCGACTTCCTGCCACAGCCCATGACGGCGGCGGAAATCCAGGCTCATGTGTCGCTGCTACAGGCAGGCGTCCTGAGTGGCGAAACCATCTTCCTCGCACTGCGCGATGGCGATGTGGTCAACCCAACGCTGACCTGGGAAATGGAAAAGACCCGCCTCCAGAACGACCAGACAGATGGCCTGTCGTTCGTCGTGAGCAAGAGCGGATCGCTAACTACAAGTGAAGTCCCTGCGCAGCTTCCGCGCAATGACAAGTTGGCTCCGCTGGCCTGAGGCTGGCGGACCACATCGGGTCTGCGACCCCAACAGAGAGCGGCTGAGCCGCCGGAAAGAAGAACATAATGGCAGACGAAAACACTAATACCGAAACCGCTACCCAGACCGAGACTGCTCCCGACGTTGTTACGGAAGGTAGCGTTCGACACAATCGACAGCTTTTGAATGATCTCAAGAAGGCTCAAGATCGCCTTGATGAGTACGAAGCTGCCGAAGCAAAAAAGAAGGGCGACTACGACACGCTGCTCAAGAAGGAGCAGGATAAGGCCGCGAAGTCGATCAAGGAGCGCGACGAGGCTCTAGCTGCGGCAAACGCGCGCATGACCAGCCTTCTCACCGATAACGCATTGAAGGACATGATTGGCGCATACGACGTGAAGCCCTCGCTCCGTCCCGCGCTAGTTGCGTTGCTCAAGGGACAGCTGAGCGTAACCGAAGATGGCGTCATGTTTGGCGACAAGTCGCCTGAGGACTTTGCCAAGGCGTTCTTCGCATCCGATGACGGTCGCGAATTCCTCAAGCCCGTAGTGAACAGCGGCGGCGGCGCAACTGGCAACACTGGTACTGCGCCCGCAACTCCAGACGCATGGAGCCTAACCAAGTATTCCGAATTGAAGGCCGACGATCCAACGCTCGCTGCGGCTTACGCCAAGAAGCACAACAAGAGGTTCTAAAGCAACAAAACTAGAGCGCCTTCGGGCGCTCTAGTCGTTACCCGCTCAAACTACTGTAGCAAGCCGGGCGTGAACGCCCTATCCAGCGGAAGGCCACGAGACAAGCGTGTCCGCAACGTCTTCCGCTCGATCCCTAGTTCGTCGGCCCATTCCGCAATCGTCTTCGTCTGCCCCTTGTAGGTGAACGAATGCCTTGTCTTGAGCGGACGGCGATTTCTCATCTGATCCGACCAACTGACCCAAGCGATATTGCCGCGCTCATAGCCTTTCGAGTTGTCCAGTCGCTCCAAAGTCAAAGCCGGGTCAGGCTTTGGTCCAATGTAAGCGAGGAACGCGGCAAAGTCGTTCACAAACTCAGCAGCCATTGTGATCCCGCGCCCACCATAGTCGTCCCATGCAGGATCGTTTTGATTTGTGCAGCGAGCGCGGGCGTTCGCCCAAGCTGTGTATTCAACAAAGTAGTCGTTTCGAAGTGTTGTGTCCATGCTCTAGTTTAGCGTTTCCGGTAGCCAATAGTCACTACTAAAGTCGTTACCCGCTGAAACTACAGTCAGCCAAATAAATACGGACGACACAAGTCGTCCGGCACCTCGCGGTTTGCCGGAAAGCAAACCAGATAAGAGGTAACAACAAGATGGTTGATAAGACTACCCAGCTGGCGAACATCATCGCAGTCAAGGACGAGTTCCTTGCTACTGTCGATCAGGAGATCGCCGACAAGAGCGTTTACCGTCAGGCTGGCCTGATCGTTGACGACGCAGAGATGGGCGTCGTTGCAAACGGCCCACTCGACACCACCTACAACAAGCGTTTCTTCAAGGCCCTGGATCAGGACGAGAGCGCGATCCCAACGGATAACCCCAATGATCGCGGCGAGGCTGGCAACATCAGCATGGGCGTCAAGAAGATGCGCGCCCACATGCGTGCTAAGGCCTTCTCCGCGATGGACCTCGCTTCGGAAGTCCTAGACGAAGACGTTATGGGCGCAATCGCACGTCGCTTCGGTGAGTACTGGATGTACGACGAGCGTGCCACTGTGCAGGCCATGTTCAAGTCGATCATGACCCAGAGCGGTTTCACCCACACCATCAACGGTGTGCTGGACATCGACGGTATCGTTGACGCTTGCGCAACCAAAGGCGACTTCTACGAGAATATCGAAGGTCTGATCGTCAACAAGGCTGTCCACACTCTGCTCCAGAAGGCAGAGGGCAACCTGTACGTTCCAAAGAGCAAGACCGACATTGGCTTCGACACCTACGCAGGTCTCAAGCTGATCGTTGACAGCGCAATCGCTCCAACTGCTGGCGTGTACACCACCGTCGCTTTTGGTCGCGGTGCAATCCTGTCAGGCGTCGGCCGTGCCGACACTCCAGTCGAGTACCTGCGCGATGCACAGGCCGGTAACTGGGGCGGTCGCGAGACGCTGGTTAACCGCCGCAAATTCGCATTCATGCCTAAGGGCTTCAGCTACGAGGGCACCCCTGCTCTGGCTGCTAGTGCCTCGAACGCAGAACTCGCGACTGCTGGTGCATTCGTGGCTTCGGACGACACTCGCCTGATCCCACTGGTGTTCATCAAGAGCAAGCTGTCGAACCCAACGACCTAATCGGTTTAGGCTCTCAGTTACACGCTACGGCGGCGGGGAAACCTGCCGCCGTATCCGTGACTACCGCTCAATAAATACTCGACATGAGCGAGGTGACTATGAGCGACACAACTGACGCAGATGCCTACATGGCAGCGCGAAACTACACCGACTGGAGTGACTTGGAATTGGCCGAGAAGGTCGGCTTCCTCACTCAGGCTGCTGACTATATTCTAGCCAGCTACACATTCATTGTGGACGATCCCGAGGCACGCAACGAGTTTCGTGCAGCCAAGTTCATCCTCGCATACCAGCTGAGCAAGTCGCCCCTCGCGCTCCAGCACTCCGACGCCATCCAGAGCAAGGAAGAGCGCCTAGAGGGCTTGTCCACGGAAAAGACCACCTATGTAGTCACTAGCAGTGATCCCTATCCCCTCGTAACCAAGTTCCTGAGGACGATCACGGCGCAGACGGGCGGCTTCCAAGTCGTTGGGTTGACCAAGTGACCAGTCCCGCCCTTGCAACCGCAATCCGACTGGCGAATGCCGCGCTGGCCAAGCACGGCAAGGCCGCGACGATCACATGGGCAGGCAAAGGCGCAACGGCTGTTCGCGCAGCATCCGACGAGAGCGAGAAGGTCAAGCTGTTCACGGGCAAGCGCGAGACGCGCATTGCCGGGGATCGCGTCACCGTCATCACCAACGCGATCATGTCCGCTGTGTCGCGCAACCCCGTAGGCGCAAAGATCACTCAGGGCGGCAACACCTACACCGTCATCGCCAGCGATGACCTCGGACAAGCCCCTGACGGCATCGCAGCGCACAAGCTGGTGCTGATGTGAGCATGACCGGCGTCAACTCGATCCTGAGGCGGCTCGGTAGCGTCAAGCGCGCTATCGATACCGGCCTGTTCGTGAACGCCGTTATCCAGTGGGCCGAGTATGAGTTCGTGCCTCGTGCAAAGGCTCGCGTACCCGTCGATACTGGCGAATTGCGGGACAGCATCGCATTCGAGGTCAGCGCCGCCCAGGTATTCGTCTTCGCGAGTGCCCCGCACGCCAGTGACGTAGAATTCGGCACCTTCAAAATGCGTGCCCAACCATACATCCGCCCCGCATACCAAGCCGCTCGTCCATTGCTGAGCCGCTACACGAGGCGCGCTATTCGAGGTATCAACCGATGAGCAACACAATCAAAGTCTGTCAGGTAATCAGCGAGGCAATCGCTAACTCGCCCGCACTGTCGATGCTGGATAGCGGCGCTATCTTTGTGGGCTTGCCTCCTGCTGGTGTGGATAGCTGTGTGACCGTTGATGGCGTGTTCAGTATCGAAGCCAAGCAAAAGCAAAACGGCATCACGATCCACCTCTACAGGCCCTTCACAACGCCAGACAAAGCCGGTGACATCCACGACATCGCTGACGCACTCATTGACGCGCTAAAGGGATCAGCAATCCTGACTACAAATTGGGTACACCAACCCGACGCAACAAACAACATCGACCATGTTGTTTTCCCAGCTACCGTCTACATCGGATTGCTCTGACCAGCACCCCGCTCAAAACGGGCTTCTTCACATAAATACCTGCGTAACTGAGAGCCGCTACGGAGGTATTACCTAATGGCAACTGAGAATTTCAAGCTGGGTAAGGATGTCCGCCTCTGGGTGGCCACTTCTGCAACCCCAACTAACGACAGCGGCTACGCCCTTGTCGAGAACGAAAACGAGATCGAGTTGAAGTGGTCTGTTGATGACGAAGAGATTGCTACCAAGAGCGGTGGCAAGGTCAGCACTGACGGTCTTGAGACTTACGAAATCACCTTCACGGTCAACGAGGTGTTCACGGACGCAGGCTTTGCATCACTCTACGGTGCAAAGAACAAGTCGTGGAACTACCAGCTTCGCGAGGCCTCTGGCGTTTGGATCGAAGGCAAGTTCCGCCTCACTGAGCTTTCGGGCAAGGCAGGCGCATCGGGTGTTCGAGAGTACACTGGCACGCTCAAGAAGGCTGGCAACATCACCGACAACGGTGCCACCCCTCGCGCGCTCGGCACCTCGTAAAACTATCTAAGCCGGTTTGTGGACCTCCGGCCTAGTAGAACCCTGTTCCCTCTGCTCCTGGGAACAGGGTTCGCCCGTGAATGGCGCGGATTTGTAGTCGCATAAATATCAGCGAACACAAACCGGCATACCGCCTTACAAGAGGAGCAAACTCCCAATGGCACGAACTAATCGCCTTGGCGTCGTTGAATGGACTATCTCAGACGCAGCTGGCACCGACACTATCTTGCTAGCCGCTTCGCTGGAAAACCAGAAGAAGGTAGAAGAGGCCACAGGAATGGGCTTCTTCGAGTACCTACAATCAATGGACACCATGTCCGTTGATGACGAGGGTAATATCGTCATGAAGAGCCACCCGTTGCGCCCAATCGCTGAACTATTCAGCTATCTCCAGGTCGGATCAGACGATACCGCAGATGAGATTTTTAGCTGCTTCTTCGCCGACCTGTCTTCCTACGGCGGTCGCCTGCAAGAGTTGCAAGACAATTTCTTCAACAAGCTGCTTGGCAACAGTGAGAGCAAGATCATTAGTGACACGCAGAAGGCTGAGGAAAAAAAAGTAAACGACTGAACCTCCCCACTTGGCAGATAGCCCTTAGCCAGTTGATGACGCTGGGCTATCTGCCGTGGGAGGCAATGGAAGTCACATATCCCGAATACCTCACCTACATCATCGGCCAGCTTCCGCCACAGGAGGAAACTGATGATGTCAATGATGTAAAGGCGCGCATGGCGAAGATGCGCGCAGATAAGGCAGCAGAGAACGCCCGATAAATACCTCGCAACTAGTGAGGTAGATCGGGTGTCAGACATTGAACGTCTAGGTATTAGAATTGAAGTCGATCAGAACGGCGCAGCGAGTGCCGTTGTCAGCTTCACTAACCAGTTCAGGTCGGCAACTGCATCTATCACTCGCGATCTACAAACGATCCGCAGCGGAAGCGCAGCCGCTTCCGCTGCCACGGCGCAAAGCCTCGCCTCCATCAGCGTAGCGATCAACGGCGTTGGGCAAGCTGCTCAGCGCAATCGCGGCCTCCTCCAGGGCTTTGTTGGCGGCCTCGCCGGTGGCCTCGTTGTCGCTGCTACGGCTCAGGTAAAGCGGCTCGCCGAGGGAGTTACCAAAGCCTCTGACAGCTTTGCGCTCATTGAGGCAAAGATGCGCCTCGCTACTGATGGCTACGGCTCGTTCGATCAGGCAATGAAAGATGTTGTCTCGATCAGCAACGAGACGCGCACAGGCTTGAGTGCAAGCGCGACGCTATACGGCAAGGTCACTGCACAGACGAAGGCAATGGGGCTTGCACAGGACAAGGCTCGCGCTGTTGTTACCAACTTCAACAAGGCGCTCAAGATCAGCGGCGCGACAACGAACGAAGCTGACAGCGCAATTCTCCAGTTCAGCCAGTCGTTGGCATCAGGCAAGCTACAGGGCGACGAGTTCCGCTCCCTTGGCGAGAACGCGCCCCGCTTCATGAACCTGCTCGCGGACAGCCTCAACGTGCCACGCGGCGCATTGAAGAAGCTGGCCAGCGAAGGCGAAATCACCAGTGACAAGTTGGTGAAGGCCTTGAGCGACCCCAAGTTCGTTGCGAAGATCGAGAAGGAATTCGGCACCATCCCTGTCACGTTCGGTGACATGGCGACTGCTGGTCAGAACGCTATGACGCGACTGATCGGTGCCTTTTCAAAGGGCCTCGGTATCAATGACAGCTTGGCCGTCCTCCTCGCCAAGTTCAATCAGTTCACAAGCGACGTAGGACCGAAATTCCAAGCCTTTGGCGTACAGGTCAAGTCGGCGTTCCTCGCGATCCAGCCAACACTCCAGAACCTCGCAAGCGTCGTCGGCCCGATCCTGACCACCATTGGTGGCAACTTGGGCAACATCGCGCGCCTCGCGGTTGTCGCGGCAGCTGGCTTTACCGCCTTTAAGCTCGCAACGGCAGCTGGCAGCATCGCTACCACCGTTGGGCAGCTGATCGCGCTGGAGAAGGCGCTGGGCGCAGGCTCCACCATGGGTGCCATTTTCAGCATCAGCATGAAGGGTGTTCAGGGCGCAGTGCGCGGTGTCACGGTTGCGCTTGCTGCCAACCCTCTGACCGCGTGGGCAGTGGCGATCACCGCCGCTGTGGTCGCGCTCTACGAGTTCAGCGACAAGATCAAGATCAGCACCGGCGGCATGGCCACCCTGGCTGATTACGGCAACGAAATCCTGTCGAAGATCGGCCCTGCCTTCACTGCCATTGGTGAGATTGCCTCCAAGGTGTTCAGCGCCATTGGCACGTTCGCTTCCACCTACCTCGGCCCGATTGGTGAACTGTGGAGCGCAGTCACCGGCGACATGGAGTTCAGCTTTGCTGGCTTTGTCCGTGCAATCGCTCGCGGCATCGACCTGACAATCAAGCTGTTCACAATCTCCTTCAGCATCATCGACGGCCTGTGGTCCAACTTCCCGGCCATGCTGCAAAACTATGTGGCCGCAGCCGTTAACGGCGCGATCAAGCTGTTCCAGGGCTTCATCAATACCATGATCGGCGGCTTGAATGCTGTCAGCGGCTACCTGGGCCTCGGCGAGATTGGCAAGGTCAACCTCGGACAGGTGCAGCAGAGCGGCGTCACCATCGGCAAGACGCTGCGCAAGGCAATCGGCACTGGCTTTGGTGGTCGCGGCGCAGTCGAGGAGTTCACGGACGGCATCGAGGCCGGTGCAGAACGTCGCGCTCGTGCGCGCAAGCGCAAGGAAGATGCAGCCAAGCGCAACGGCAACAAGGCTTCGCCGGACGCTGGCACGCCCAAGGCGGTTGCCACTCCCGGCGACGATGACGACGACAAGAAGAAGAAAAAGAAGAAGAAGGAAACCGACAAGTACGCGGAGGAGATCAAAAATCTCACCGCTGCGAAGGCCGACCTTGCTCGCACTGAGCGCGAAGTAGCGATTGCAGAAAGTCTCAGCCGTGCTGGACTAGAGCGCGATCCCAAGCTCGTCGGTGCAAAAGCTGACGCGATCCGCAAGCTGGTCAACGCGGTTGAGGATGGCAAGGCCATCAAGACCCTGAACGAGCATATCGCTGAACTGCGCCGTCAGACACAGGGCGTCACTGCTAGTGAGCGCGACAATGCGATTGCGCAGGAAATGCGCAGCGCAGGCATCACCAAGGAATTGGAAGACCTGGCTAAGCTGAACCCTGCACTCGCGGAGCGCATTGCGCTGCTCAAGCAGGAAGCCGGTGCCAAGTACGACGCCGAGCAGAAGAAGGCAGCGGAGAAGACAGCCAAGGGCTTTACCGATCAGTTTGGTCAGCAGGCGGGCGAGCAGCGCGCCAAGCAGATGGAAATGAACGGCAACCAGAAGGGCGCGGACGAACTGCGCCGCAGCATGGAGTTGGCCCGCACCATCCAGAGCATCCGCGATGCCAAGAAGGAAAACGCGCAACTCGATGATGCCAGCCTAATCGCCCAGGCAACGGCGATCAGCCAGCAGGACGCGGTACTGGCCAAGCAAGAGCGCATGAACACCATGGCGAACAAGTTCGCCGACTTCATGGTGAGCGCGTGGGAGAACCCCAAGGAAGCCCTGCGTGGCTTCCTCAAAGACCTCATCACCGGCCTCATCAAGGCGATTGCGAAGGCAGTAATCCTGAACGCGCTGATGCCCGGTAGCGGTGGCACCATTGGCGGCAACATCAAGTCCATGTTCACCGGCTTGTTTGGTGGCGGTCGCGCGACGGGCGGTACAGTTCAGGGCGGACGCACATACCTCGTTGGTGAGCGCGGACCTGAGATTGTCCGCATGGGCGCAGCCGGTCGCGTGTTCCCCAATCACCGCATCCAGAACAGCGGCGGCGGCGGCGTCACTCTCGCACCAACCTACAACATCCAGTTGAGCGGCAATGCTCAGCAGGACGCGATGACGCTGGCGCAGATCAAAGCGCAGCAGGCGCAGCAGAACACTCAAATCAGGACGCGGCAGAACGTCCGAGGATGGCAATAATGGCAGACCTACCACGTCAGGACAATCTCACCGTTCCCATTCAGTGGAGCGGTGAAACGCAAAAGACTTCAATCCAGGCAGCGGGCTACATGCCCACTGTCACGCTGGGTTGGCGTCCATGGACGGAGCGCGCAACGCTGGAATGGCGACTGCTCAGCGCGAGCGAGGCCAACGCCATGCTGGATCAATTCCGCCTCACCAACTTCAACGGCGTGTTTGACTATCAGTGCGCTTTGCGCGGCAAAATCCGCCTGCGCCTGTCGGGTGAGTATGGCTTTACAGAGGAATATGCCACCAAGACCGTCGCGGTCACAGTGGGCGTGACGAGGGTATAACCGTGCCCAATCTCAACGCCCTCAACGTCGAAAACCTCATTCAGCTGGTCACGTTCGACTTTACCGCCTTTGGTGACAGCATCCGCCGCTACACCGACACCAGCACCTATGAGGGTGCGGCCGAGCAGTTCTCCCCTGTGCGTTTCCAGAACAACGATTACCTCCCGCTGCCTTTCCAGTCGGGTGGCTTCCAGCGCGGCGGCGAGAATATGGTTCGCCCCTCGTTCCAGATCGGTGACTATTCCGGCGCGCTGTATGAAATCCTCCGCGACATGAGCTTTGCTCCTGGCGCTCCCGTGACCCGCATGATGATCCTCAAAGAGGACATCCTGAGTGGCAACCCAAACGCGGTGTTTCAGACTGAACGCTATGTGCTGAACCGGGTCAGCAAAAACGGCTTCATCCTCGACATGGAATTGGCCACGCACATTGACTTCGCGATGCGCAAGTTCCCCGGTGTTGTGATGACCACCGACGACTTCCCGGCTCTGAACAGCAGTCTCAGTTTCTAAGCTGCTAATTACGGGGTGAGCCACTTACCCTTTTTGCCCGCCAGTCTCTGGGAAGAGATCAAGCCCATCTTTATCCGCGCATGGCCCTGTGAGGCCATTGTTGCGATCTGGCCGGATGGCTGGCGTGAACTGCGCAATGTCCACTCCGCTCCCGCGCTGGGCTTTTGTTTCAGCGAGGAGGATCGCGCTGCGCTATTGGCGCGCAAGCCGCTCGTCGTCCTCCACAGCCATCCCAACGGCACGCGGCAACCCAGCGACGACGATACGGTAGGCCAGCTGGCCTGGGCGTTCCCCTATGGTATCGTGGCGATCGACGCCGAAGTCACCACGGGCCAGATATTCGCTGCGCACTATCCTGAGTGCTGGGGCGCAGGATTGCCCATCCCGCCCCTGCTAGGGCGTTCCTACCTCTGGGCTGTCCGCGACTGCCTTACGCTGTGTCAGGACTATTACACCCTGCAAGGCGTCAAACTGCCTCGCATACCGCGTTCGCGGGAGCCGTCGATCTATCCCAAGGGACATTGGGGCCACGATCAGTTTTTGAGCGAACCTGAGCGATTGGGCCTCAAGCTGCTCAAGCGACATGAGCGCCAACCCGGCGACATCACGCGCTGGATCACCAAGGGCAACAGGTACAACCACTGCGCTATCTACTTGGGCGATGGCCAATTCCTCCACCAGCCGGTCGATCAAGCATCAGTCATTCACACCACTGACCATGAGGAGCGGTTTATCGAGTTGATGAACATCGACTTCCTGCGTCCCAAGTCGGTGAAGAAGCCATTGCTCAACGACATAGCGGCACTTGAACTAGTCTGTCCCAGGCCCCTGAGTAGCTGATCCCTCCAATAAATATCTCGCAATCCAGCGGGGTATTAGATGTACATCACACTACAGACGCATGGCCAGTTTCGCGAAGCCATGCCCAAGGGGCACAAGCGCGCCCACACCATTTATGTCGAGAAGATCGAAGACGTACTAGGCTACCTCAATCAGTTTCCCGCGATTGTGGACGTGCTGCGCCATGCTCGCTTTGAGTTGCGCGTTGGCAAGTCGATCAAGAGCAGCCGCAGTCTCCACATTGATGAAATGGCCAAGCTCACTTTTAGTGAGGGCACGACGCTGCACCTCTGCCCAACAATGGGCGGCAACGAAATCACAACCGCCATGCTGCTCACCGCGCTTATCAGTGCGGCTGCAAGCATCGCGGCTTCCATCCTAGTCAACTTCCTCCTGCCTACCAATCAGGAAGAGGCCAAGGATCAAAAGAAGGGCGTACTCTATCAGGGTGGCGGCTTCACCACTCAGAAGCAGGACGAACCACTCTACTACAATGCAGGACTGGACGTAGCGGCAGGCGGCAACCTCATTGAGGGCACTGTTACCTACAGCAACAGCGGCGCGCTTGGCAGCGCCGACACCAAGGCCCTCCAGAAAGTCCTCATGCAGAACATGGGCGGCTACGACAAGCTGGGCAACGCCATGTTCGTTGACGGCAGCAAGGGCGGCGGCGGTGGCAAGACGATCAGCAACAGCATCGTCACAGACGCGACCCTCCTCGCGCTCATCGCCCTGGGTGACGGACCTATCGGTGGCGTCGTTGGCGACACCTACGAGGAAAAGCAGAAGAACATCTACATCAACCGCCAGCCGCTGCGCGATCACGGCACAGGCCAGCTGGCCTATCAGGGCACGGCATTTGATGAACGCCTAGGTGAAAAGGGACAGAGCAATATCGCGCTCGTCCCCGGCGTCACCAACAACGTAGACGCCAACGTGGACCTGCCCCGCATTCTCAGCGGCGGCAGTCAGTTCTTCCATACCGTTACGATCACCAACCCCAAGGCCGACAAAGCCAGCGTGCGCCTCATGGTTCGCGCACTCGTCAGCACGGACAACAAGAAGGCCAATCAGGAAGCCACCACGATCCAGTGGGGCATGAACGTCAAACGCCAGGACAGCGGTGGATGGGTCAGCGCAGGCACGTTTGCCTACACCGGCAAGAGCAGCGATCCCTTTGTCCTAGAGCGCACGATCAACGCTCCAGCCGCAACGGCCAACCCGGACGAAAAGTGGCAATTCCAAATCTATCGCATCACGCCAGACAGCGACAACGACAAGGTACAAAACGAATGCTCGTTCAACGGCCACGTTGAAATCCAGAGCATCGACCTAGCCTATGATGGCAGCGACACTTGCCCTCCGGTGGCACTGCTCGCGCTGGCGCTCGACATGGCGCAGTTCAATCAGGGCGGCAACTACCCTGATGTCATGGCGCGCATTCGTGGCCGCAAGGTGCGAGTGCCCAGCAACTATGATCCAGTTGCGCGCACCTACAATGGCAATTGGGATGGTAGCTGGAAAACGGCCGCAACACAAAACCCCGTTTGGCACTGGCTACATATCGCAACCGAACCCCTCCAGGGACTTGGTATGCCTGATGCGTTCTTCAGCAAGTACGAACTCTATCAGATTGCCAAGTTCAACGATCAGGATGTCAACGGGCGACCACGTTACACACTCAACAAGCAATTCCGCGAAGCCACTGACGGATGGCCGTTCCTTGTTGAACTGGCGAGCAGCTTCCGCGCCTTCCCATACTTCAATGGCTCCAGCGTGGTTCTCGTACAGGACCGGCCACAGGAACAAGTCAATCACTACGTCAACAACACGATGGTTGCCGATGGCTTCTTCAACTACCAGAACGTGGAGTTGTCGAAGCAGTACAACGAGGTGCTTGTCACTTACAGTGACCCCACGGACTACTTTACCGAAAAGACGGTTCGCTATCGCGACACAGGCAGCATTGAGCGCAATCGCAAAGCCGGACTAGCAGCGGGTGGCGTGATCCGCGCCAAGTTCGACAAGGTAGGCTGCACCAACAAGCAGGAAGCCTACGACTTCGCGCGCATGATCTGCTATGTCAGTCAGCACGAGAATGAGACTGTGGAGTTTTCCACCCTGCTAGGTGCAGCCGCATACGCACCCGGCCAGCTCATTGAGGTTGATGACATCATCATCGCCAACAAGCAATTCACCGGCAGGGCTTACGCCGGTGAAGTCAATGGCGTGCGACTTGAACAACCCTGGACGCAAAAAGCCAACACCAGCTACAGCCTGCATGTTGTCATCAACAATAGCCTGACCATTCGCCCCATTGCGATTGTGCATCAGGACACAACCAGCACGCTTGTTCCCGTTGATGCAACTGGCGTGGAGTGGGGCACTCCCTTTGGTATCGTTGAAGCAGGAGGCGCACAGCCGCGCATCTTCCGCATTCAGCAAATCACCGATCAGGGCGAAGGCAAGTATCAGGTCAGCGCCAAAATCCATGTGGAGGGCAAGTACGCCTTCGTTGAGCAGAACGTACCTGTACCAGACGTTCCCTGGAGCGACCTCAAGCGCAGCAGCTACATCCCTGCGCCAACAGGCCTGAAAATCAGCCACACGTTCAGTCAGGATGATGCCCTTGGCAGCAGGTACAAGCTGCAAATCAGCTGGGATGCGATCACCGATCCCAAGTACGCTTTGAAGGGTTACAAGGTGGAGGCCTACAACCCCGATAACGAGTGGAGCCTCGTTTACGAGGGCATGATGAATGTGGCCACTATTAGTGACGCCAAACCCGGCAAGTATATTGTCACGGTCAAGCCAATCAACACATTTGACGCCAGCGGCGATCCAGCCGTTGAAACCTATGAACTTGTCTACGGACAAGGTGCAATGCTGTTGAAGCCTCCGGTGTTCATCGGCTTCGACTGAGAACGACCAAAAATCTGGCCCCAATAAATAGCTGGCAATAAAATGGGGCCAGAATAGATGACGATTAAGTTCAACGGTCGCGACCTTGTAACGCGATTTAAGGAAGACGCAGACAACCAGGCAATCCGCCAGTACCGCATCGAGTACATTTGTGCGCGCGACATTGTTGTTCATTACGTCAAAGCCGAAGACAACCAGGGCAATGATGCGCAGGGCAACCGCATCTACAAGGACGTGCTGTCCTATGCGGAGAATGAGGCAGCTGGCCTAACCCGCACGCCCATCGTCAAGCTGTACAGCCAGAACGCCGACCTCAAGTGGTCGAATGGGCTGGAGATCGACGCACAGAACCCGCTCGCCGTGTTCAGCACTGCGCCCAACATCGTCAGCACGCTTACCGGCGTGGAAGTCACCGTACAGACGCCCGCAGACAGCGATCACGAGGGCGTAGTCGCTTGGGTGGGTACGGATAGCTATGTGCCCCTGAACAGCACCACAGAGCGTTACAGGGGCAAAGCGGGCACGTTCTCGCTCCAGCTGCCCGACGACAAAACCTATTACCTGCGCGTCGCGCCCTATGACGCTTTCGGCCTCGACACGTTCTCCGCATGGGATGCCCAGCCCATCAAGCGCGGGGATCTAAACGCCGCTGTTGGCGCAACGCCCGTCGTCCAGAGCTTTCAACAGGCACAGGCTGCGATTGATAGCGCAGTCAGTAAGGCGCAGTCCGACGCCACCAAGGCGCAAACGGATGCGACAAAGGCACAGAACGACCTAGCGGCTGCGAAGGTCGACCTCTCCACCGACATTGCAGCGGCGAAGAAGGCCGGAACGGATGCCAGCGCGGAAGCTGCTCAGGTCCGTGCCGATCTCGTTCCCACCATCGCAACCGCAAAGAAGGCCGGTGACGATGCGAGCGCAGCCGCGCAGCAGGTTCGCACTGACCTCGTGCCGACTATCGACGCGGCCAAGAAGGCAGGCACGGACGCAGCCGCACAAGCCAGCCAGATCAGCACCGATCTTGCCAACGAGGTAAGCCGCGCAAAGGGTGCAGAGGGAACGCTGACCACGAAGGTGGAAACGGCGCAGCGTACCGCAGACGGCGCAGCCACCTCGATCAGCACGGAAACGACGCAGCGCCTCGCGGGTGACACCGCGCTCAATGATCGAGTGGACAGCCTCAAGTCCCGCGTGATCGACAATTACGCAGAAGTTCAAACGCAGATCACGACCCTGACTGATGCCGATAAGGCAATTGGTCAGCGTATCGACACGATCAAGACCAGCGTAGACGGCAACACGACTGCGATTACGACGGAGCAGAAGGCGCGTAGCGATGGCGACGGCGCACTTGGTCAGCGCATTGATAGCGTCGTCACACAGGCCAACACTGACCGTGCCGATTACACCTCCAAGATCAACAGTGAGGCTACCTCGCGCTCAGACGCAGTTGGCGCAGTAGGTCGCCGTGTTGACGAGGTAATCACACAGGCAAACACAGATCGCGGCAACCTCAACACCCGCATCAGCGACGAAGCCACCGCGAGCAGTAGTCGCGATGCCGCACTCGGCAACCGCACCCAGGCTTTGGAAAGCGGCTTCGCGGGTGTGAGCAAGCTGGTACTCAACGAGAACTTCGACAACGATAGCGCAGGCTGGGACGGCCTTCCTGCCGGTCTAGTTGTTCCTTCGTCCTATGGTCGTCGCAATGTCCTTCGCACCCCACCAACGGCAAAGTACAACGCCGTTCAGGGCCGCGCTATCGCGATCACATCGGATAACCAGCGTTTCAAGCTGAGGGCATCCTGGCGTTGCGCGGCTGCAACTGGCGTCTACTATTTTGGTGTCGTCTTCGCTGACGAGAATGGCAACCATGTTGGTGCGAGTGACGGCACTGGCAACTACCCACTTGGCTCTAATGTCTATCTCGACAGCGCAATCCACGGTTGGTTGGATCGCGAAGCTATCATCGGCAAAGGAGTAGGTGGTTCCGCCAACGGCGGCACTCTCGCGATCCCACAGGGCGCAGTGTGGATGCGTCCGATCATGTTCCTCAACTACACCGACGTTCAGGGTTCGGTGACTGAGGTTGACTACTTCACGATTGAGGATGTCACCGCTGTTGAACAGGCCAATGCTGCTATCCGTGACGAGGCGACTACTCGTGCGGCTCAGGACAGCGCACTCAGCAATCGCGTTGCGACAACGGAAGCGCAATTCCGTGGTGAACAGGACAGCACAATCGCGGCGCGCATCCGCGATGAAGCGACCGCAAGTGCCAATCGCGACACGGCAATTGGTCAGCGTGTTGATAGTGTCATTGCTCAGGCAAACACGGATCGTGGCGACCTCAACACGCGCATTACGAACGAAGCCACAGCCAGCGCGAACCGCGATGCCGCAATTGGCTCACGCACGCAGCTTTTGGAAAGCACGGCGACACGTCTCAATGACATGGCTCTCAAGACCTTCCCAGGCTTTGAGGTACAGGCAGATGGTTGGGGTTATGACACTGAGTTGCGCGGTCGCAACAACGGCGCCGCTTGGGAAACTCATCACACCAAGGGTGCGGGCATTGCCTTCCCACCGGGCTTTGGCAACTTCCTCTACATGGACCCATACGGCTGGATAAAGACCACGCCGGGTAAGCGTTACCGTGCAGGCTTCTGGGTCTGGCAGTGGAGCGCACCAAATGGCTACGGCGGCAACGCCCGTGTGTACTACGAGGGTCAGAACAAGGACCACACCGATAGTTCATACCTAGGCATCACTGCGAACGCTCCAGAGACACAGCGTAACTTCTATGAAGCGATCCCAAACGGGGCGTGGCACCTTTACGCCTTCGACTACCAGGTAGATGACACGACTGTCTCTACCGCTAGTTCGTACTGGATCAGGCCACGCATCAACATCGACAACGCGCCAGCTGGTGCGGGCTACGTCATCGCCGGTTGGTTCTGCCGTGAAGTCACCGGTGAGTTCAGCAACGCTGCTAAGATCAGCGACGAAGCGACAACTCGTGCCAATCAGGATAGCGCACTTGGTAATCGCATCAGCACCACCGAAGCGCAGATGCGTGGCGATCAGGACAGCTGGCTTGCTGCTCGTGTTCGTGATGAAGCAACAGCTTCAAGCAACCGCGACGGCGCGCTGGGCAACCGCATTGGTAGCGTGGAAACTCGCTACAGCGGTGCGGGCAACCTCGTCACCAACTCTGAACTACTCTCGCTGGACGGATGGCAGATCACTAGCCAGCCCCCAGGCACCAGCTTCGACCGCAACGGCGGAGGTGCTGACTGGAACATCGTAGGTGAAAACTCACTAACGATCAGCGAGAATGGCACAGCTTCCGCGCTCTCTGAGATCATCAGTTCGCCAGTCTCTGTGACGGGCGGCCAGTATGTCCAGGGCTATGCGCTTGGCGCTTCGCACCGTTCCAACAACTGGGTTAGCATCTTCTTCTATAAGAACGACGGCACCTGGAATGGCTACGCGGGTGAGTTCACTAGCCCACGCTACAACAATGGCGGTCGCGACATGGGCGGCTGGGACCAGACTGGCATTAAGTCGGTTCGCGTTCCCGATGGTACAGCAACGATGCGCCTCGCGCTTCGCAAGTACCCGACGCGCGACAATGAGTATGGCAGCATCGCGTGGTTCATCCGTCCCTACCTGGGCTATGCCCGCGAAGGTCAGACAGAGTGGAACCCCTACAGCCCCGGTTCGGGCAAAGCGTCTATTGGCGCGGCAAACGCTCGTATCACTGACGAGGCAACAGCAAGCGCGAACCGCGACGGTGCGCTGAGCAATCGTGTCAGCAACACCGAGGCAAAGCTAAACGGGGATCAGGACAGCACGCTCGCAGCCCGTATTCGCGATGAAGCAACTGCGTCAGCGAACCGTGACAGCGCACTCGGCGGGCGTACATCTACGCTTGAAACCAGCGTATCGCTCATCCCCGAGACGTGGCGTGTTCGTGCGTTCGGCAACGCGGCCCAAGGCGCAAATCGTATTGCTGGCCTGTTCCGTCCTGATGGCTATCAGATTGGTGAGACAAGGCGCAGCTACGGTGTCGTGGCGTTCGCGCCGGGCAGCAACACCGCCGTTCTAACGTCGACATTCGACGTTTACGGTGAAGGCGCAGCCGCTGACGGACGCGGCTCGCTGTCGATGGCGCAGACGCTCAACGGTATCCCTGACGGCAATACGGTCATCATCTACACTTGTGACGAGCCATTCACTCACCGCTTCGATAACGGCCTTGGTGACGCAATGGCGCGTTGTGGTGCTGGCGAAGCCTACTTTGCCTCCAACTTCGCATCCCACAGCGCCTATGTGCTTATTGGTCGCGCAGGCATCGGACGTGGAAACGGCACTGAGTATTACACGGGCGGCTACAATGCTGATCCAAACGCCTACTTGGAAATCCCCTTCACGCTAACAGCCGGTCGGGCAGCGGTAGGAGCAAACGGTGGTTCACGCGCGCTCTCGACTAAACTGGCTGATGAGCAGACCGCTCGCACCACTGCGGACAACGCACTTGGCAATCGCATCAGTACCACTGAAGCACAGTTCCGTGGTGAGCAGGACAGCTGGGTTGCTGGTCGTATTCGCGACGAGGCAAGTGCATCGTCCAATCGCGATAGCGCGCTCGGCAACAGAATCAGCACCACCGAAGCGCAGTTTCGTGGAGACAGCGACAGCGGCCTAAAGACCCTCATCAACAACAAGCGCAAGAACATGGCGCTCGTTGACTGGTGGAAGCAAGGCGCTGGTATCCCCTGGGGTATCAATGGTGGCACCCGCAACGAGATTGTCCAATTCCCCCATGGCGGCAACTTCGACGGCATTCCCCTCGCAGATGGTAGCAGTGGTGATGCGTGGCTGTGTCAGGGCGGCGCAGATGCTGCTGGTGGCTGGAACGGTGGTCAGATGGCTCCGCTCAACCCCGACAAGACCTACCGCTTTGTTGTGCCTATTGCCCACCTGGGCGGCGCAGGATCACGCAACGCATATTGGGGCGTGAACGGCGTCTGCGACCTCAACACTACCAACGAGAACGGCAACCCGTACTTCGCAGTCGCAGGCAATATGACGCCTAACCGCTGGCACCTGTTTGTCGGTTATCTCTTCCCGCGCAACAGCAACAGCAAGACCCACGATGGCGCTGGCGTGTGGGATGCCGTCACAGGCGCAAAAGTCGCCGACGGTAACAACTGGACGTTCAAACCCGACGGTTCGCAACCAGTCCACCGTGCCTACCAGTATTACGCCTACAACGGATCGTTCTCGGCCTTTGGTCGCCCGGTCGTTGAGGAGGTGGACGGTTCGGAAACGAACATCGCCGCGATCCTGGCAGCAAAGCAAAAGGCATTCGCAGTCGATGCGCGTGTCTCGGATGAAGCCACCGCCAGTGCCAATCGTGACAACGCATTGGCTGGTCGCATCGGTACGACCGAGGCGCAGCTGAACGGTAGCCAGGGAAGCTGGATGGCCGGTCGCATCAACGACGTGGACACCGCGAGTGCGAACCGGGACAGCGCGCTCGCGCAGCGTGCCACCACGCTAGAGGCCGCAGCCCTCGTGGGCAGCAGCTCTGCGCGCAACGATCACTTTGCCATGTGGCGCGATGGTCAGCAGCATCCAGACAACTGGATACTGTGGGTCGCTGAAGGCAATTACCGCACAGAGCGCGTCAGCGGCAACGGTGGCTCACCCTACGCCGTCAGGACGCTTAACGACAACGCCAACGTCGAAAGCGGCTTCTATCAGCAGGTTCCTGTCTACGCAGGCAAGTGGATTGTTGAGGTAACAGCAGAGAGTGATGGCAGCGGCTTTAGCGGCGCTGGCATGACCCTGCATGGCGTCTTCAACATCGACTTCCTGAGCGATCCTGACACCAAGGGCTACACTGGCGACCAGGGCAACACTATGCGGACCTGGAACAAGGCGTTCGACTTCGACCAGAACTTCATCAACAACATCGGTGGAACTGTCAACTTCCACGCAATGCACGGTTGGACTGGCTTCGGTCGTTACCGCGCGCCCAAGTACATGAAGTGGCACAAGATGTCTCTTCGCCCCGCTGGCTATGGCGATGCCGAGAGCTTCCGTGCAAACGCTCGCATCACCGATCTGGCAACCACGACTGCCAACGCGGATAGCGCGCTGAGCAATCGTGTCAGCACCACGGAGGCCAACTATAGTGGCGTTCGCAATGACCTGAACACTTGGAACAACGACCGCTACAATCAAACCGTAGCGGTAGATGCGCGTGTGGCTCGTGAGGAAACCGCTCGCGCAGATGCCGTGTCGGCAGTCGCAAACCGCACTAGCGTTGTCGAAGCGCAGATCAGCAACGACAGCAACAACCTCGTTCGCAACGGCACGTTCAATGCGCCCGGCTGGGGACATGGCGGCGGCATCCCTCCTTATTGGGGCGGCTGGTCACAGGACAATGGCGCATACATTGGCACGACTGATCGCACGTCCATGTATGGCGCTCCTTACCCTCTCCAGATTGACCGCAACGGCATCAACAACGGCATCACACAGCGCATCAACGGACCTCTGGCTCCCGGCTGGTATGCGTTTGAAGTCGATGTTGTGGGTGAGGACGGCAACTGGAGCGGTTCGGGCATCCACTGCAACTTCAACAACGGCTCAGTCCTGACCTACGGCTTTGCCACGAACGCAGACACGGCAGGCAGGTATGGCGACATTGGTAACGCAACCCGCCGCTTCACGGTCTTGTTTAAGAACGAAGCACAGAGCGATGGCGCGAACATCTATCTCATGTCGGGCTGGTCCGGCTTCCAGGGTGGTACGAACTTCGGCTTTGTTCGTATCGTCTGGCATCGTATCGTTATGCGTCCCGCAACTGATGGTGAGATCAAGGCACAGAAGGTCATCGACGCCAACCTCATTGCGCGCGTTGGCATCAACGAGAGCGCAGTCGTGGACGCGAGGAACAAGCTGGCCGCAGCTCGCTTGGAACTGTCAGCCGTCGCAGGCAACAACCGCGCTCAAATCACACTGCGCTCCGACAACAATAGCGGTGCAGGAGTGGACATTGTTGGTGACGTGAACTTCGCTGGCAACCTGAATGTCGGTGCTGATAGCGGCGGCAACCGCATGAAGATCACCAATCAGAACATCCAGGTTTTTGACGGCAACGGTACTCGCCGTGTCGCGTTCGGGTTGAACTTCTAATGGCGGACGGTCTAGCAGTGTGGGATGCCAACGGCACCCCGATCTTCGACGCAACCACTCCGGTAGTCAAATTCCTTGGGGAAGTGACTATCGGGTGGTCGCCAGGAAGCCCCAACTATACCGGCACGGCCAAGACGGGCAGCATCTACGATGCGCGTCTCACTCAGTATGCACAGCATGTGGCGTTCTGGGCACGCATCGACGGAGCCTTCGATAGCGAGGGTTTTGACGCAACTTGGAGGCAGGAAGGCAACTCGCTTATCTGGACCTATCCCCGCGATGCAGTGACCTACAACGGAACCGTCTACAATCGCCCGCAACAGCGCATTGTCTACGGCATCCGATAAGTAGGTGACTATGGCAGAGGGCTTTGCAACATACGACGCCGGAGGAAAACTCCAGTTCAACAGCGAAATGCTGACCTATACACTCAGGGTCAGTGGCACCACTTTTGTGGAGAACAGGAAGGTGGGCAACACCTGTCCCACCAGCTTCCTCATCCCCATGAGCAACACCTACACCAATGCGCTAATCGCAGTCAGCGGCGGCAACGGCTACGCGGCTGGCTTCGCGGGTGTGTACGGCACTGGCAGCGCGCCCTATCCCAAGGTCTACGGCACCAACGGCGCTCCAGCTGGTACGGCGTTCAACTATTTCATCTTCGAGAAAAGCAACACCATTCCCGCAACGGGTTTTGGCTTGGAAGTGCGCAACGCCAACAACGAGATTACCTTCTCGTCCAATCAGCGCGTCATGCGTGTCATCGACTACATCAACGGCTCGCGCCCCTACATTGGTGAGGACAGCGTGACCTATGGCGGTCGCCAGCTTGCATGGTGCCAGGGGCAGTGGTCGGGTCATCGCGTCAGTGGCGACAAGCAATACTACGGCGGCGGTGGCGGTGGCGGTCCCATCCTCCAGCCCACTGCGCCCGATCAGGATAATCCCGGTCAGGGCGGCTACTCGGGATGGCAGAACGACGGCAAAATCTACGGCGCACTCAGCGAGAATGGCGGGCAGACAGTTCGCACCCGCCAGATAAGCTGGGACGACGTTTTCATTGGCCCCGGTCCCGATCAGCCACAGCCCGACGACTATTTCAAAGACCTGTACCTGTTCGTCTTGGATGTCACTGGCGTGCCAATCGGGCAGACGTTTTACTGAGCAGCGGCCTATCTCGTCCCGCAGCGTAAATACACGACGAGACAACAAGAGAGGGAAAACCCCCAATGAGTGACACTACACCTATTACCGCCGAACAGGCACAGGCAATGCGTCAGCAACTGGCACTTTATGAGCGCCGCGAGGCTTACAAGAGCGCGATGCTCAGCAACGCCATTTATGCTGCTATCAAGCCTATCGTAGACAGCCCTGAGTTTATTGCGCTGCACGAGCAGCTGGTAGCGATCCGCGCAAGCAAGCCGGAGAACGAGCATTACTTTGGTCTGGGCCTGGACGCTATCTGCAACGGCATGCTCAGCCTGGGAACCTCATGCGCCAACTGGTCGACGCCCGTTGATCCAGACGCGCCCCTAGCACCTGCGCCAACTCCTTCGACGGAGGGCAACACGGATGGCGAATGATATTGAAACCAGCCTCGCAGCCGTCTTGGCGTCGGCACGCACCGATCTTGAGCAGCGCATCGAAGACACGAGGGTGGCAGCGGAACAGGCTCGCTTGGACGCCGCGACCGCTCGCGCAGCACTCACGATCAATGCTGACAATGTGCCCAGCGGTTCCCCACTCCCTGAGAAGCGCAGCTTCCTCAAGACGGCATTCACGGCGGTTCGGCCATTCCTGAACCGCACCACGCTAGTAATCGCTTTGTCCCTGGCGTCCGCTTTCGGTGTCGTCGCCCCGGAGAAGGCAACCCAGTTGCGCGACATCGTGATGATGCTGCCGCAGGGCACGGGCGATCTGGTGAACTGACATGAGCGACCCAGCAACCCTGGTTGACCTTGCGGGCATCAACATCACCGCCGGTTCGCTGGGCATCATGGCCTCCATGCTCGTCGGCGGGATCACGTTCTGGTTCAAGGTGCGCGCAGAAGGGCGCGAAATCCGCAAGGAGCAGGCGAGCGCACGCGAAGCAGCCGACAAGCTACTTGATGCGCGCTTTCATCCGCTTGAGGTCGCCGTCAGCACGTTCAAGACCAAAGAGGAGTTGGCGGAGGATCGAAACTCCATCTTGCGCGAGGTGGACGATCTACGTCACGACATCAGAAACGAACGTGGCCGCATCGACGCCCTGGACAGCAAGCGCCAGGAAAGCGACCGCTGGGCAGCAAAGGTGGACCTCACTATCGCGAATATCGAAAAGGGTCAGGCCCGCATCGAAGCGCAGATGGAAAAGAACCACAAGGAAACGCTTGATCAGATGAAGACCTGGGCAGAGCAGTTTAGCGCCAGCATTCGTGAAGTTCGCAATGTAGCGCCAAAAGGCTGATACTGACCCGTTTGAAGCCCTTTTCTCGGAAATCCTATAAATAGTGGTGCGGAAGAGAATGCTTTCCGCACCACTGTATAGGAGCAACAACATGGCAAACAATCCGGTCATCAGCCGTTTTCTCACGGCGACCAGCTGGGCATCCCCAGAAGAAACACTCACAGCCCCCATCACTACAAGTGACCCTGAGGCTTATGACTTCCTGACCATCCTCAAAACCTATGCCGAGCATCAAACGCTCGCGACCCAGCAGGACTATTTTAGCCTGTCCAAGTGGGATGGCGGTCACGACGAATACCACCACGACGGCACAACCTGCGTAACTCTGGAGTACAAGGCAGACAGCGCAGCCAAAGTGCGCTCCATGCTGCCCCACTTGGGCTTTGCAGCGTATGAGATTGAAACGCGCAACGGACGCGCCAACACGGTTCTCTTCGCCTTTCCCGTCAGCGAACCACTCGACCATCTGGAAACCACTCGCGCAGCCAGCCTGATCGCAGAAGCCCTGGAATGCACCGGGCTTAAAAACCACTCCTTCCTCTACACCTACTTCTTCCGCTTTCGACCCAGCGGCACTGTTGCCTTTCACGAGGGCGCGCTTGTTTCGCGCAAGTTCCTCGCCGCTGCCAACGACGCCAAGTTGTTCGTGGAAATCAAGAGGTGGATGCGATGACCTATCCGGTAATCAAAGCCATCGTCCTCAACGAACTACAAATGGTTGAGGAGGACATGACGGTAGAGCAGCGTATCGCGCTCGCAATCGAAATCACAATCCGATTGCTGGACCTGCCACTCACTCTCCAACCCTAACAGCACGGCCCCGTCATTGGGGCCGTCGCCATGAATACGTCGGCTAAATAGCTGACTATGGACGTACCGATCGAAGACTTCACTTTCAACAAGGGACAGCGTGATCGCATCCCCTTGTCTATTGTTGACGCCGATGGAAAGCCGGTTGCGGTTGATCCATCTAGTGTACGGCTTGAGGTCAAGAAAGCAGACGCTCCCAGCCTGACGCCATCGGTATCCCTCACCGATCCCAACGAACTCCTCTTCTCGATCACGCCCGAATGGTTGGCGCAGCTGAGCAGCAAAGAGGAAGGCACGCCCTACCGCATCCGCATCGTCACCTCGGGTCACGAGGAGATGTTCCTGACCGGCTCCATCATCGTGGAGGGTTGGTAATGGCCGTCATTCAGCAGGTTGAACGGCACATCCAGGTCACGCTGGGCGCCACCCCAACAGCCAAAGTCCTGACCCGAACCGTCAAAAGCGTGAAGGTCACACAGCAGGGCGCGCGGGGACCACAGGGCGAACGCGGTGAGCAAGGCCCAGCCGGTGCAGTCGGCATCGGCTATAATTCATCCTCTACGAACACCAACGCTTCTGCATTTGGAGCGAGTAGCACCGCAAGTGGCGATAGCTCGCTGGCGATTGGCCCGAGTGCTGCCGCTTCTGCCGTATCGTCCATCGCCTTGGGCAGTGGCGCACGCGCTCCTGTGAACGCACAGCTTGCCATTGGTGCAGGTGCGATGGCTCTAAACAAGAGCCAGGTATCAATTCATCAGCTGGCCGCAAACAGCAGCGCCACTACCGAATTTGAACTCACTGCTGGCTCGACGGGTACGATCCGCATTCCAGTTCGTGTGTTTTCCATGATGTCGTTCCGCTGCCAGATCACTGCACGAAACCTCTCCAACGCGGGAGCCTCCAAAGCGTGGTTCATCGACGGCGCAGTCTGGTGTAACACCGGCCCCAACACGACGGCGCTTATTGGAACACCTGTCACTACGACGTTCGGCGGCAGCGGGACGGAGACGTGGACCGCGACCGTCGTGGCTGACACGGTGAACGGCGCGCTGAAAATCAACTGCTACGCGGGTGGCACGATGGGCGTCTACTGGCATGCGCGCGTGGACACGGTCGAGAACAACAACTCGTAA